TTAGGAACCGATTCCGCCGCCACGCCAGATAACGCGGCCGATGATCGGTAGATCATGAACTGACGTTTCGCTTGCGATTTCGTCTGGGTATGCGGTTTTGTCAGGGTTGTCGCTTCGAATGAGCCAAGCACCAGTTAGCTGTTGATTCAGGCGCTTGATGCTGACGCCGCCGTCTGGTCGCCTGATGACGTACACCTGCTTATCCTGGGGCTCTATCTTGGCCACGTCGAAGAGAACCACATCGCCTTCGAATATGTAGGGCTCCATGCTGTCGCCCTCTGCGTAGATCACGAAGAGGTTCTCTGGTTTGGAGTTGACCCGCTTCAGCCAATCTCGCTTGAACACCAAACCTTCAGTGGTCTCAACGTGATCATTGAAATATCCATCGCCGCACTCGCCGCGAGCAGTGTATTGGGGAATCAGGGCGTAGTCCTTTTCGCTCGGGGCTCCTGGTGGAACCTCTTCATTGTTGTTCATGTTTCCACGCCCGGCGGCTAGCCATAGTGCGCTTACGCCACAAGCGGCAGCCAACTGAGCAATATATGCCGACCCCTGCGACTTCCCCTGCTCAAGGTTGGAAATTGAGGTTTGGTCCAGGCCGACTCGTTGAGCTAATTGAGCCTGGGTGAGTTTGGCGTGCTTGCGCGCGGCCTTGATGCGGTCTTTGAGTTCCATCCGAAAAGTATCAGGGGCGTTCCCATATCCTTGCAAATGAGTATTCCCCTGGGATACCTTATGAGTATTCCCATAAGGAGGGATGCTATGACCACCATCTACAAAGAGCTCGTCGCCCATTTTGGGACTCAAGACGAGACCGCCGCGAAGCTCGGCGTTGACCAAAGCACTGTGTCTGGATGGGTCCGGGGAAAGCACGGGATGTCTCCTGTTGTTGCGAAGCGGGCTCAGGTTCTGACCGACGGGAAATTCAAGAAAGAGGACCTGTGTCCGGCTTTCCCGTGGGAAGTGCTGTCGGCGGTTGCCTGACATGACAGCCAGTCAATTAAACCCCGAGCGCGATGCAAGGGCACGGGAGTTCGAATCCCTGATCCTCAACCGACTTTTGTCGGTGGGTCAGAAGACCGTCGCCGACACAATCGGCGTGAGCGAATCGACTGTCAGTCGTTGGAAAGAGGGCGAGATAGAGCGGTGGTGCAAGGTGCTTGCGCTGCTGGAGCTTCAGGTCGTCCCGATGTCGGCTCAGTGTCATCCATCCGAGTACATCCAGGCGCTCAAGACCCTGACCGAGCTTGGCTTGCAGGCCGAGAAGAAGCGGCCTGGACCGTTGGGGTGGGATTGATGCGAAAACACCTCACGAATACCGATTACGCCGCAATGGCTAACGCTGCTGAAGAGCTGGCGGGTATGGGGTCGAGTGAGTGGAGGCGCAGATACAACAAAGCCCTGAGCGACTACTACAGGGCTTTGTCGGTGCGTGGATCGGTGGCAGCCGAATCACGCGTGGGAAAACAACATCAGGTGACAGGTGAATTATGCAACCTCGAACGCTGACTTACAACGCCTTGGAGCTTCGTCCGGCGAAGAACTCCATTGCCATCTGCCAAGGTGATCAGGTCGTGACCATCACTCTGGATCAACTCCACCAGTTCACAAGCGACATCTGCATCCTCGCCGCATCGATGCGGGAAGACATGCGTGGCCCGCTGGACGATGACAAAGGAGAAGGAAATGTCGAATAGCTGGCTGCGGCTTTGGCATGACATGCCGAATGATCCGAAATGGAGAACGATTGCTCGCGTATCCGGGCAACCCGTTGCGTTGGTCCAGGCGGTGTATTTGCATCTTCTGGTCGATGCGTCACGAAATGTCACGCGCGGTCACGTGACTGTCACGACGGAAGATTTGGCTAGCGCGCTTGACGTGACAGACGAACAGATCGTGAATGTTATCGACGCGATGCAAGGGCGCGTTCTGGATGGTGATGCCCTCACTGGATGGGATAACCGTCAGCCGAAGCGCGAGGACGCCGGTAACCCTGAAAGAGGCGCAAAATCTGCTGCTCAGCGTAAAAGGGAGCAGCGCGAACGTGAGCGGGAGGCATCTAAAGTTGATGATGTCACGCAATGTCACGCAGAGTCACGCAATGTCACGCTAGATAAAGATACAGAAGAAGAGAAAGAGCATAACCCCCCTTACCCCCCTGAGGGGGTAGAGCCGGCTGTGCCGTCTCCGAAGTTCAACCCGCTGGATGCTTGCCCGGAAAACGTCACGCCATCGGTGTGGGCTGAATGGGTCAAGTGCCGGAGCGAGTTGCGCAAGCCGCTGAAGGAGACCACCTGCAAGGCGCAAGCGAAGCAGCTTGCAGGCCATCCCAACCCGGATGCAGTGATCCAGGCTTCGATCAGCGCAGGGTGGATGGGGTTGTTCCCTGACCGCGTGAAGTCGAACGTCCACCCGATCCGCAAGGGCGCTGTCGTGAACGGGAAAACATACCCGTTCGAAGCGCCGCGTGGTTATGTGACCGAGTCCCACGAGTTCTGGCACGACCACCTTCCGAACACAGTCCTGTCGATCTACACGCACGACTACACCTGCAAGCGCCTGCCGGCTGCCGGGGAGGCGCAATGACCCCCTCTGAGATTGCTCAGCGCCTCGCTGATCGCGTGATCGACGTTGCGCACCACTTGCTGCCCAGCGGAAAGCGCGAGGGAGCCGAGTGGCGTGTCGGCAGCGTGAACGGCGAAAAGGGCCAGAGCCTGGGCGTCCACCTCAAGGGCGAGAAAGCCGGCGTCTGGTGCGACTTCTCGACCGGCGAAACAGGCGACCTGTTGGACCTGTGGCGCGCTGTTCGCGGTTGTGACATGGGCACCGCACTGGCCGAGGCGAAGTCCTACTTGGGCATCGCTGATCCGAAACTCGAAGCGCCCTCTCGCAAGACCTACGTTCGCCCTGAGCGCCCCAAGTGCAAGGCTCCGGTCGATGAGTCTCCGGTCATGGCCTACCTTGTTGGGCGCGGTCTGAAGCCGGAAACCATTGCCGAGTTCAAGATCGGCGAGTCTGGCCGAGACATCGTGTTCCCGTACCTGCGGGACGGCGCTCTGATCTTCTGGAAGAAGCTCGGAGTTGATCGCCCCAACGGGAAGAAACGGATTTCCGCCTCGGCTGACGCAGAGCCTTGCCTGTTCGGCTGGCAGGCCATTCCCGATGGCGCTCGCGAGGTGACGATCACCGAGGGCGAGATCGACGCCATGACTGCCTGGCAGTACGGTCGTCCGGCGCTGTCGGTTCCGTTCGGTGGTGGTAAGGGCGAGAAACAGGCGTGGATCGAGCACGAATATTCGCGCCTGTCCCGGTTCGACGTGATCTACCTCGCCATGGATGACGACGAGCCCGGCAAGCAGGCGACCGAAGAAATCATCAAGCGCCTTGGGCGCGAGCGCTGCCGCATCCTGGACCTAGGCTGCAAGGACTTCAACGAAGCCCTGGATGCCCTGTTCTACACCCGCGACGACATCGACGACTGCTACGCCAAGGCCAAGACGCTCGATCCCGAGAAGCTGGTAGGGGCTGAGTCGTTCGTTGATGACGTGTGCGCCGAGTTCTTCGAGCGCAACCCAGCAGTCATGGGTATGGCGACCCCATGGGAGAAGTCCCGCGACATGATCCGCTTCCGCGACAGCGAGGTCACGATCTGGACCGGCTGGAGCGGGCACGGGAAATCCCAGCTCCTGAACTACCTGGCTTTCCACGGCATGCGCCAGGGCGAGAAGTTCTGCATCGCCTCGATGGAGATGCCTGCCAAGCGGACCTTGCAGCGCATGGTGCGCCAGGCCGCCGGGCTCAACCAGCCCTCCCGTGGGTACATCCACGCCATCCTGGAGTTCCTGGGTGGTCGACTGTGGATCTACAACCAGATGGGTTCGGCCAACACCGCCGAGATGATCGAAACCTTCCGCTACGCCGCTCGCCGTTATGGGGTGAAGCAGTTCGTCGTCGATAGCCTGGCGAAGCTGGGGATGGCCGAAGACGACTACAACGGCCAGAAGCAGGCCATGGAATCCATCGTTGGTTTCGCGCATGAGATGGGCGTCCACGTTCACCTGGTGGCTCACCCGCGCAAGGCAGACGACGAATCCAAGATGCCTGGAAAGCTCGACGTTCGCGGCGGCGCCATCCTCACTGACCTGGCCGACAACGTGATCACCGTGTGGCGCAACAAGAAGAAGGAGTCCGCGATGAAGGGCACCGATGAGGATCAAGCCGAGCACCTCAAGCAGCAGCCGGACGTGAAGATGATCATCACCAAGCAGCGCCTGACCGGTGTCGAGGAAACCATCTATCTCTGGTTCGACCCCGCATCCGCTCAGTACATGGAGCGCGAAGGGCACAAGCCTCGCCAGTGGATTGAATTTTCCGGAATCACCCAACAACAAGCCGATCAGGAGGCCGCATGAAGCGCTGCTGGAAGGTAGTTCTGCCGGGTCGCCCGGCGTTCACGATGATCTTGATGGAAGACTGCGACCCGGTTGATGTCGTGAAGAGCATTTGGCCGCAGGGGAGGGTAGAAGCATGAAGACCTTCGAACTCCTGCGCATGGAGGGCCTGCGCACCTACGGTCGCCAGGTCGAAGCTAGTACCTGGCGCGAAGCAGAGCAGCAATGCCGCGACGGCGAGATCGTAAACGGAGAACTGATCGGTGTGTACGACTGCGATCCGGTAACAGAAGCCGTCTGCACTGCGCGCAATGACGTGATGATTGAGAGCTTGGAGGTGTGCTGTGGCTGACCGCACTTTCCGCATCCAAGGCGCTGCCGGCATCCGCCCAGCTTTCGTCGCGGCCTGGAACCTCATCCAGGGTCTGATGAAAGAAGCACAGGGTGGCTACGAGCTTGTCCTTCGCCCGCTCAAGTCAAAGCGCTCGATCGAACAGAACAAACGCTACTGGTGCCTTCTGCGCGAGCTGGCCGCCGTTGCCTGGGTCGACAACCGCCAATTCGACGATCAGGTCTGGCACGAACAGTTCAAGCGCTGGTTCATCGGCTGCGAGGACGTTTCGTTGCCTGACGGTTCGACCGAGTTGCGCGGCATCAGCACCACGAAGCTGACCGTCGACGAGTTCGGAATCTACATGACCAAGATCGAAGCATGGGCCGCCGAGCAAGGGTGGCCGCTGATGATGCAGGAGGCCGCATGAGCAAGTTCAAGGCCGGGGATTTGGCCATGATCATTTCCTGCCAACTGGTTCCTGAACTGATTGGGAAGACCGTTGAGCTGGTTATGCCTGTTCTGCCAGGCGATGAAGCCAATCATGGCGGAAGAGATTGGCGGAACCAGACGGATCGTCCTGCCTGGGTCGTCGCAGCTGAAGGGCTGTACGTCCTGACCATCAAGGGAAACCTGGAGCCTGATCAATACACGCTGATGCCTGATCACAAGCTCATGCCCCTGCGCGGCGACTTCCAGCCCGAGCAGCAGAAGGCGAAGGGGGTGGAGGCATGAAGTTCTGGACTTGGCTAAAGCGCTTCGCCGAACGCAAGGAGCGCCAGGCTTGGCTTGAAACGCGATATAGCGACCAGATGTGTCCGCATTGCAACACTTGGCAGGGCAACTGCGGTGGCTGGGTGGAATCGGTTGAGGTCGATCAGATGCATGACCGCCTGACGTGCGGGAGGTGTGGGCAGCATTCAACTTGGTTCATGGGGTGCCCGGTTTTGATCCTTGTAGATCCCAAGGTGACGGCATGACGCTTTCCACCAGCCAGCCCAAGCCCCGCAAGTGCAAGAACCCTGAGTGCGGCACCACGTTCGTCCCTCAGCGCCTCGGGCAGCGCGTCTGCTCACCAGCCTGCGCCCTGGCCATCAAGGAAAAGCACGCCAAGCCGGCGAGAAAGGCCATCGCTGACCGCGAGCGCCGGGAGATCAAAGTGCGGAAGGAGAGGCTGAAGACGCACAGCGACCACATCAAAGATGCAGAGAAAGCCGTTCGGGACTACCGGCGATCCTACGAACTTTCCATCGGCAGCGGCTGCATGAGCTGCGGCAAGTCTCAGGCCGAGGTACTAGCCGAACAAGGCTGGAAGACTGGAGGTGCATTCGACGCAGGGCATTTTCTCGGCAAGGGGGCAAGGCCCGAGCACCGCCTGGAGCCATCCAACATATGGCTTCAATGCAAGGCCTGTAACGCTGGCTCCAGCAAGTACGCCAGGAAGGGGCTTACCGTTTCCCAGGGCTTCCGTGAGGGCTTGATCGAACGCATCGGCCTGGAAGCTGTAGAGGCTCTGGAAGCCGATCACCGTCCCCGCAAGTACACGAACGACGAACTGAAGGCGATCACCGCCGAGTACCGCGCCAAGCTGCGCGAGCTGAAGAGGGCAACGGCATGACCAGAGATGCTGAAGAGCTTCTGACCCAATGGGGAAAATGGGTTTGGCAAGAGACCGGCGTTCCTCGCTGCGGGTCTCCGATGCTTGCGATCATGCGAGACAATGTTGCAATGGAACAATGCTTGCCCGCATCAATCTCCGATGACGATGCAATGCTCATTGACGGGATTATCGCAAGGATGGGGCGCAGAGACGAAGAGATGGCTAATTGCGTGCGGGTGTATTACGCAACGGAAATGACGATGCAGCAGGTTGGGAAGTTGTTAAACCTGAATCGCTTGAAAGTTCGAGAGCTGCTAATCGCTGGTAGGTGTTATGTAGAGGCTGTTCTTGATATGAGGGAGAGAATAGCGATTCGCGATGCTGCCTGACATCAGATCGCCAAGATAATAGTTGACCGTGTTAACTCGAAAATATAGGATTTATGGAAGATTGCGGTTTTACCGCATGAGAATCCATAGGGTTGCCCAGCCTAGCGCTGGGCTTTTTCGTTTCTGCGCCTCCCCACAGCGCATGCCCGCAGCCGCGCGGGCGTTTTATTCCTTCGTGCAATAGCCCGGTAAGAAGTATGACCGACGACCGCGTAATGTCCGCTGCCAGTTACACGGGCGCCGGGATATCTGTTTTGTCCGGACTCACTCTGACTGATGTTGGGATTATCGTCGGTATCGCCACGGCCATCCTGACGTTCATTGCCAACATCGTTTGGCAGGTAAGAAAGGATCGGAGAGAGAAGGAACTATACGAGCTGGAGAGGCAGGCCCTTCATGAGAAGCTTGGCCGGTGAAGACCTGGCAGCGCGTAACTGGCGCCGTGGCAATCGCCAGCGCACTGGTTGCTGCGCACGAAGGCCGCAGCCTTGTTGCATACGTCGACCCAGTGGGGATTCCCACAATCTGCGAAGGCATTACCGCAGGGGTTCGGCTTGGCGACAGGGCAACGCCTCAGCAATGTGACGCACTTCTCGAAGCAGAGGTGCGCAAATCCCTCTCCTCGGTTGAGCGCCTGGCAACAGTCCAGATGCCCGACACCCGGAAGGCTGCGCTAGCGTCATTCGTCTACAACGTGGGCGAAACGCAGTTCTCCAGGTCCACGCTTCTCCGAAAGCTGAACGCTGGAGACGTCAAGGGGGCATGCGCCGAGTTGTCCCGCTGGGTGTATGCCGGCGGCAAGGTCTACAAGGGCCTCGTTAATCGGCGCAAGGCAGAGCGGGAGCTGTGTGAGCAGGGGCTATGACCAAATATCTGCTCATCGCTGTAGGCGTGCTGGCGATTCTTCTCGCTGGTACCGCAGCAGCCTGGCGCATGAGCGTTCTCAGCAATGAGCGTGACCAATACCGCGCAGAGGCTGAGCAAGCCAAGGCACTGGCCGGCGACTATCAACGCCGCGTAGAAGCCGGCAACGCCATCGAGCGCACCTATCTAGAGGCAGTGAAGAGTGCAAACGCTCAAAACGATCAGCTTCGCGCTGACATCGCTTCTGGTGCTCGTCGGGTGTACGTCAAAGCCAATTGTCCAGTGCAGCATCCCGGAGCCGCCCCAGGCCCTGATGCAGGAAGAGCCGAGCTTGCTCCCTCTGATGGACAAGCTGTTTCAGATCTCCGAGCCGGCATCGAGCGAAAAGAAGCGCTGATCAAGGCCCTACAGGAATACATCCGTAAAGGACACGAACAATGAGCAAGTACGAAGTAAAGACTTCCGATGGCATCGTCCACCAGGCGGAAGCTGCCACCCACTTCATCGATGCTAATGGCCTGCATCTGCACTCTGAAGCCGGTCGAGTGGTCGGCGTGTTTCGTGAATTCCTGTGGATGCGCATCACTCCTGTGGTTGTGAACGCTCCGGTTGATCCGGTACAGCCCGCTCCCGAAACCACCACCAGCCCGGAAGCTACCGGGGAGTAAGTCATGAGCATTGGTCGTCCTACCAAGTACAAGCCCGAGTACGTCAAGACAGCTCGGGCATTGGCAAAGCTGGGCGCGACTAATGCCGAGATGGCTGAAGCGTTCGGGGTCTCCCTGTCTACGTTCAATCTGTGGAAGGTGCAGCACGAAGCCTTTTCGGATGCCATAAAAATTGGCAAGGACGTTGCTGACGCTCGAGTGGTGGATGCGCTGTACCACCGAGCAATGGGGTTCAGCCATGTCGACACGGATATCCGCGTTGTGGATGGCGCAATCGTTGAGACGCCCATCGTCAAGCACTATGCCCCCGACACTACCGCTGCAATCTTCTGGCTGAAGAACCGGCGCCCTGATGAGTGGCGCGACAAGCATGACCTTGAGCATTCTGGCCAGATCAAGATGGCGGAAATGAGTGATGAAGAGATCCAGCGGAGAATCGAAGCTCTCAGCCGAGAGGATTCGTAAGCTAGAGCTTCTGTCGCTACTTGAGGAAAGAGCCAGGCGAGAGGCGCAGCGACAATTCAAACTCCAGTTCGAGACTCTCTACGACTGGCAGCGGCAGTTCAACAAGGCCACCGCGGATAACACATCGTGCATGCTGATGGCGGCCAACCGGGTCGGCAAGACTCGGACGGGGCTTACCATTGATGCGGCGCATTTGCTGGGCGACTATCCCGGCGATTGGGAGGGGCACAAGTTCAGCCACGCCCCTTTGTGCTGGTTGCTTGGCTACTCAATGGAGAAGACCAGGGATCTGTTGCAAGGTCCGCTTTTCGGTCGCTTCCAGGGAGGTACGTGGACTGGCGGGTTAATCCCCGCTGATCGAATCGTTGACTGGCGCTCTGCAACTGGAACCAGTGGCGCGATGCGTGAGGTCAGGGTCCGGCATGCGACTGGCGGCATTTCTACCGTCCAGTTCTGGTCGTATAGCCAAGGCCAGCACGCGATCATGGGCGATAGCGTCGACTGGTATCACATCGACGAAGAGCCAGAAGACAAAGAGATTTACCCGCAAGTCATCACCCGTACTGCTACAGGTGATGGAGGTCGGGGTGGACGCGGAATACTGACGTTCACCCCCGAGAACGGACGAACTGAACTTGTCGTCAAGTTCATGGACGACCCAGGCGAAGGCCAGTACATCCAGCGCGCAACGTGGGATGACGCTCCTCACCTCTCCGAGAAGATCAAGCGCGAACTGTTGGCAGCTTACCCGGCTTGGCAGAGAGATATGCGCACACGAGGCGAACCATTGCTCGGCACTGGCCTGATATTCGATTTCGGCGATGACGAGATCAAGTGCGCACCATTCCCATGCCCAGATCACTTCTGGGTGATCAATGGCATGGACTTCGGCTGGGATCACCCGCAGGCACATGTGCAACTGTGGATCGATCTCGAAGCTGACATTGTGTATGTCGCGCAGGCCTGGAAGAAATCAAAGGTCACGCCTAGCACTGCGTGGGGTTCTGTGAAGCATTGGGCCCAGCACGTGCCAACAGCATGGCCGAGCGACGGCTTGCAGTCTGAGAAGTCGTCTGGGGTGCAGCAACGCGCCGCATATCTAGACGCAGGCTGGCAGATGCTCCCTGAACATGCGACATGGCCGGGTGGCGGTGTTGGCGTTGAGGCTGGTCTCGTCGAGATGTACGAGCGCATGACTACCGGTCGCTGGAAAGTGTTCAGTCACTTGAGCGACTTCTTCGACGAGAAGATGAGCTATCACCGCGACGAACTGGGGAGGATCGTTAAGTTGAACGACGACATCCTCTCGGCGTCTCGATACGCCTACATGATGCGGCGCTATGCACGTCAGCGTTTCCAGTGCAAGCCATCTCAAGGCGGCTCGCACCAATCCACGTACGACCCATTTAGCTGAGGACACACGCCATGGGCGGAGCAGTTAAGAAGATCGCCAGCGTTGCAACGCTAGGCTTGAGTGATGCTGTGCTTGGCGCCACCGAGGCGCCGAAGACTCAGACCACTGAGATGAAGGACATCGAGAGCAACGAGGCTCAGAACGTCGACAGCTTCAATGAGGACCGCCGCCGCCGTGCGCGGATGGCTGGCATCTCCAGCACGATCCTCGGTGGCGCGCTGGGCACTCCTGCGACCACTGCAACCAAAACCCTGCTTGGGGGCTGACATGTCTGAGGCTCTTGAGGAAGCAGCGCGCCTTGTGTCTGTCGCAAAGAAGGAACATGAGGAAGCCGCGAATGAAGTTGATCGCCTTCGGGGAGAGCTAGACGTTGCGTTTGCTCGTCTCGAAGCAGCCGTTAGCCTCCTTGAGTCAGCAAGACAGGCCATCCTGTCTGTCGCGGAGTCCTGAAAATGTCTGAAGCTCTGCGCCGCAACGCGGAAAAGCGCCTGGCGATGCTCAAGAACGAGCGCACGTCCTGGGAGCAGAACTGGCGCGAGCTGTCTGACTTCATACAGCCCATGCGGTCTCGTCTGCTGTGCGATCAGCAGGTAAACAAGGGCGACAGGCGCAACAACAAGATCATTAACAACGAGGCCACCGAGGATGCCGGCGCGCTTGCTGCGGGCATGATGAGCGGTCTCACTTCGCGGTCCAGGCCGTGGTTCAACCTTGTCGTCCAGTCAAAGGAGGCAATGGAGTTTGGCCCGGTCAAGTCGTGGCTCTTTGAGGCGACCGAGCGTGTTCGTGATGTGCTGTTGCGCTCTAACTTCTACAACTGCCAACACGTGTCCTACCTTGAGATGGGCGTGTTTGGCACTGGCGCAATCTGGATCGACGAAGACCCGAAGAACGGCATCCGTTGCGAGGTGTTCACCGCTGGTGAGTATTACGTTGCCAACGGTGCAGATGGTAAGTGCAACGCGTTCTATCGCGAGTTCAAGCTGACCGCTGCGCAGATGGCCGAGCGGTTTGGCAAAGAGAACCTCAGCCCCCAGGCGCAGAACGCACTCAGAGAGGCGCGTCAAGACCAGTGGTTTGACTGCGTTCAAATGGTCGAGCCCAACGCCGACTATCTGCCAGGCGCCAAGGTGAGCCGTCTGCTGCCCTATGTCTCGCTGGTGTGGGAGAAGAGCGCCGAGCCAGGCAAGGTTCTGGAGCATCGTGGCTTCCACGAATTCCCGGTAGCTGTGGTTCGCTGGGATACTCTGCCAGGCGATTGCTATGGCACTGGTCCAGGTCGCCGCTGCCTGGGCGATATCAAAGCACTCCAGCTCTACGAGCGTAGTTCTGCCCGGATGGCTGAGACAGGTTCCAATCCTGCCGTCCAAGCGCCGGTATCACTGCAAGGCAAACCGAGCTCCACGAACCCTGGGACGATCACATACGTCGATCAGGTCGGGGCGCAAAACTCGATCATGCCGATCTACGAGCCCAACCCTCAGTGGCTCGCAGTGATCGAAGGCAAGATTGCACGCCATGAGGCCCGCATCCGTCGCTCGTTCTACACCGATCTGTTCCTGATGATCAGTGAGATGGACGACGTACGCACGGCCACCGAGATCAACGCACGCCGCGAAGAGAAGATGGCGATGCTTGGCCCGGTAGTTGAGCGCGTCGACTACGAAGGCCTAGACCCGATCATCGAGCGCGTGTTTGGCATCATGCTGCGCCAGTCCATGCCGATTTGGGCGGGCATCATCGATGGCGAGCCTTTGCTGCCTGAGCCTCCGGAAGAGTTGGGCCAGAACGTAGTCGAGGCCGACTACATATCGATCCTGGCACAGGCTCAGAAGGCCGGTGCGGTCAATGGCCTGGAGCGTATCGCTGCCACTATCGGCAACCTTTCTGGCGCATTCCCCGAGGTGCGCGACAAGTTCGATGCGGACCAGTGGGTCGACGAGTACGCCGAAGCGGCTGGCGTTGTCCCGACTGTCATCCGTGGCGACGAGGAGGTTGCCGCAATCCGCGAACAGCGCGCCCGCCAGCAGCAGGCTGCAGAGGCGCAGCAGGCACTCGCAAGCGGTATCGAAGGCGCCAAGCTTCTATCCGAAACCCAGGTCACGCCAGACAACGCGCTAGGTCAGCTACTCGGAGCATAAATGTTCGAAGACAACGAGATCACGCAACAGCGTGAGGACGCCGCGCGCCTGAGGCAAAGGCAGCGTGAGGACGACGTGAAGTCTCAGATGGCGACCCTAAGCGGTCGCCGTTTTGTTTGGGATCTCCTGAGCCGCACCCGATACGAAGGCCGCTCGACCCTCTTCGACACCCACGGCGGACGCCAGAGCTATCTGCTCGGCGCCTACGAGGTAGGCCGAAACCTTTCCGAAGAAATCCGAACCCTCTGTCCTGAGCAGTACCTGCTCATGGTCAGGGAGAACAGCAAACAACCCGACGAGGTTAACCAATGACCGAAGCAGTCGATACCGCCACCACTACCGCAAGCGGGACCGAGAGTGCGACGTCAGAGGCCCAAGCAAGCCAGCAACAAGCTGTCGAGCAGGGCCAACAGCAGCAAGCCCAAGCCCAACAACAGGAGCAGAAGCCCGCAGTACCCGACGCGTACAAGTTCGAATCCCTTCCTGAGGGCTACGACTTCAGCGCCGAGGCTCAGGCCGAATGGTCCGGCGTGTTCAAGGAACTGGGTCTGACCCAGGAGCAGGCCAGCAAGCTGGTCGAGATGGACGCCAAGCGGCAGGCATCGGGTGCCCAGGCATCTGAGCAGGCCGCAATCGAGTTCCGCAACAAGCAGGTCTCCAAGTGGGAATCCGAGCTGAAGCAAGACGCGGCATTCGGGGGCGCCAATTTCGAGGCCAACGTTGGCATCGCACAGAAAGCTCTGGCCGATTACGGCACCCCTGAGTTGACCGCGATGCTGAAGGAATCCGGGCTTGGATCCCACCCGGAAGTCGTCCGCTTCTTCCACCGAGTCGGCCAGCAATTGGCCGAGGGCAAGCTGCATCGCACCACCACTGAAATCTCCTCCCGCAAATCCAATGCCGAAGTCTTCTACGGCTCTAAGGAGTAATACGCCATGGCTATCATTGCCAATACTGCGCTGACCCTGGCCGACTGGGCGAAGCGTCAAGACCCGGACAGCAAGCCGGCTCGCATCGTCGAAATGCTGAACCAAACCAACGAAGTTCTTACTGACATGCTGTGGCTAGAAGGTAACCTTCCCACTGGCCACCGCACCACGATCCGCACTGGCCTTCCCTCCGGCACCTGGCGCGCCCTCAACTCCGGCATTCCGCGTGGAAAGTCCACTACCGCTCAGGTCGATGAGACCTGCGCGCTTCTGGAAAACCTCGGCGTCGTGGACGAGAAGCTGGCAGAGCTGAACGGAAATACTGCTGCCTTCCGGCTATCCGAGAACTCGGCCTTCATCGAAGGCATGAACCAGGACATGGCCACCGGTATCTTTTACAGCAACAGCGCCCTGGAACCGGCCAAGTTCCTTGGCCTTGCTCCGCGATATAGCGACAGCACTGCCAAGAACGGACAAAACATCATCAAGATGGGCGGCGCCGGCTCGGATAACACCTCCATCTGGCTGGTTGTGTGGGGCGATCAAACTGTACATGGCATTTATCCGAAAGGATCCAAAGCCGGCCTCGACCACAACGATATGGGCATCGAGCTGGTGGACGATGGTACCGGCAAGGTATTCCGTGCGTTCCGCGATCACTACAAATGGGAATGTGGCGTTGCTTTGCGTGACTGGCGGTATGCGGTTCGCATTTGCAATATCGATGTTTCCGACGTTGTGGCAGATACCGACGGAACCTCGATCAAGCTTACCGAGGCTATGATCCGCGCTCTTCATCGCATCCCCAACCTGCGCATGGGTCGTGCTGCGTTCTACATGAACCGCACTATCCGCGAATGCATGGATATCCAGGCGATGAACAAGAAGAACGTCCAGCTCTCGATTCGCGAGTATGACGGCGAATGGATTACCAGCCTGCGAGGCGTTCCCTTCCGCACCGTCGACGCTCTGCTCAACACCGAGGCTCCGGTCGTTTGACCGGCGTCTCCACAATCTGGAGATCCAAAATGATCACCGATAAGCTGAATATGTTCAGTGGCCTTACTGGCCAAGCCGTTACCGCGAGCGCTGCGTCTACTGATGTGGTTGACTTGGGCCCGCTCACTCATGGCAACACTCGGCGAGACATTGGCGCTGGCGAGCCCCTCTATCTTGTCGTCGCCGTCTTGGTCGCCGCCGCTGCGGCAGGCGCTGCAACCGTTAACTTCCAGCTTCAGACCAGTGACGACAACTCCACGTGGGTTACGTTGTTCGACTCTGGCGCTGTTGCTCTGGCTGATATGACTGCGGGCGCTCGTCCTGTTGCAGTTGCTGTTCCGCGCGGTGTGCGGCGCTATCTTCGCGTCAACTACTCCGTAGGCACTGGCCCTTTGACTGCTGGAACCTTCTGGTCTGGCTTGGTCAAGGATGTACAGGACCGCACTCTGTACGCAAGCGGCTTCACGATCGTATAAGGAGCGCGCTATGCAAGTAGTAGCTAAAGAGCGTGGTTTCTATGGCCGCATCAGGGAGCCAGGCGAAGAGCCATTTGAGATCAAAAGCAAGGAAGAGCTTGGGTCTTGGATGGAGTGCGTTGGTGTTCTTTCTGTAAAGCACCACGGCGCTGGTAAGTACATTGTCGTAAACGCAAGTGGTGATCGGGTCGGGGATTTCTCCGGCACCAAGGAAGAGGCTGAGGCTGAAGCCTCTCGCCTGGCTGCATCCTGATCTACCAATTTGCTCAGGGCCCTTCGGGGCCCTTTTCTATTTCCGAGGGACGCCATGAGTTCGATAGTAGACATCGCCAACATGGCGCTTTCGCACATCGGTAACAGCGAGCGTATCAACGCCCTGGATGAGGCGAGCACGCAGGCCGAGCAATGCAGCCTGTTCTTCGAGCCGTGCGTTGACGAGGTGTTGCGCGCCATTCCGTGGGGGTTCGCCACCGCGTTCGTGGATCTGGCGGAAGTGGCGATCAACCCTGACCCGGAGTATCCATACTGCTATGCGATGCCTGTGGACTGCTTATTTGCTCGCCGCATCGTCAACTCGGTATGGCCTGTCGGCTACTATCCGTTCCCCTGCGACTACCAGTTGCCGCAAATCCCGCCGATCCAGTTCCGTGTGATCAACGGATCCAGCGGTAGATTGATCTCGACGACTGTCTCCCCCGCGAAGCTTGAGTACACCACCAAGCTCTCTACACCCGAGATCTTCGATCCGATCTTCGTGTCTGCGCTGTCGTGGAAGCTTGCGGCAAAGATCGCTCCTGCGCTGAGTCGTGACTCGAACATCGCTGAAAAATGCGAACAGCAGTATCAGTACGAAATCCGAAATGCTGGGGCAGCCAGCTTCAACGAAGCTCAGCGTGGCCCGCAGCCTGAATCTTCCTTCATCTCGGTGCGCTCATGACCCTGCTCGTTCAGCCGTCTTTCAGCGCGGGCGAGATGGCGCCTGCGACCTATGGCCGTGTTGACCTGGCGCGCTACTACACTGGTCTGCGCACCTGTCGAAACTTCCAGGTGCTACCAGAGGGTGGCGTACAGAACCGCTCTGGCACGAAGTTCATCGCCGAGGTGAAAGCCAGCGCGAATTTCACTCGCCTTATCCCCTTCCAGTACTCGACCGAACAGACCTACATCTTGGAGTTCGGCAACCTGTATATCCGCTTCGTGAGCAATGGCGGCCAGGTTGTCAGCGGATCGGTGCCCTACGAGATTGCTAGTCCGTATACGACTGCCGATCTGCGCGATCTGAAGTTCACTCAGTCTGCCGACGTCCTGACGATCGTTCACCCGAACTACGCGCCACGCGAGTTGAAGCGCCTTGCGCCGACCAACTGGACGCTGAGCGCTATCGCGTTCCAGCCGGGTATTGCTGCGCCAACTGGACTATCTGGATCGCCGCGCTCTGGTGGGTCTGGCGACACAACGAACTATCGATATCGGGTTACGGCAGTCAGCTCGAAGGACACAGGTTCCATCGAGTCCTGGGCGAGCAATACCGTCACTGTGGCAAGTTGGGATGGCAAGCCAGGCGCCACCCTGTCCTGGACAGCCGTAACAGGTGCGGACCACTACAACATCTACAAGGACAAGTCATCGGGGGTTTTCGGCTACATCGGCCAGGCTGACACCACTTCGTTCAGCGACATCAACATCGCGCCTGACAACGACAAGACTGTGCCGATTGGATACAACCCATTCACTGGTGGCAACAACCCATCGGTCGTAGGCTACTTCCAGCAGCGTCTAGTCTTCGCAGCCAGCAAGGACCAGCCTCAAACCATCTGGATGAGCAGGGTCGGGGACTTCCATAACTTCGGATACTCGGACCCCTACAAGGACGATGACGGCATCGAGTTCACGATTGCCAGCCGCGAGGTCAACCAGATTCGCCACCTCGTATCGCTGCGTGATCTTCTGGTGCTGACCTCAGGCGCGGAGTGGTCGGTCAGTTCATCGAAAGAAACCGGCATCACACCTGAGTCGATCTCTGTCAGCGCCCAGAGCTATTTCGGGTCGAGTGGCGTTATCCCAGCGGTCTACGCCAATACTGCGCTGTACATCCAGGCCCGGGGCGGAAAGCTATCCACGCTCGCCTACAACGATATCGACGCAGGATTCAGGCCCAGCGATGTGAGCGTCCTTTCGTCTCACCTGCTGCGTGGGTACACCATCGAAGATCAGGCGTTCACGCTGACGCCCAATGGCGTCCTGTGGATGGTCCGTAACGATGGCGTGTTGCTCGGATTCACGTTCATGCCTGAACAGCAGGTTTTCGCCTGGCATCGCCACGATACCGACGGCGAGGTCGAGTCCGTAGCGACTGTCCCTGAAGGCGACGAGGACATCCTGTACATGATCGTCAAGCGTACGATCAATGGGTCTACCAAGCGTTACATCGAGCGCATGCAGTCACGGCAGTTGAACAAGTTCGAAAGCGGTGATTACGTTTATGACCGCTCGTTCTTCGTCGACTGCGGCCTGACCTACGACGGGCGCGGCACCATGAGCGCTACGCTGACCGGTGGGACTGACTGGAAATACCCGAACGCGCTGACCCTTGAAGCGCTATCGGCTCCGTTCAATCCCGGCCATGTTGGACGCTACCTGATCCTCTACGGCGGTGGAGACGAGAACAACATTGGCGATGTGCTGACCGTCAAGATTCTCGCCTATGACTCCCCAGGTGTCGTTTCCGTGGAGCCTCAGACGATTGTCCCTGAGTCATTGCGTGGGATCTCGGCGACGCGCTGGGGCTTTGCCGCAACCACCATCAGCGGCCTTGGCCATCTTGAGGGGAAGACGGTTTCGATTCTCGCGGACGGAAACGTCGCGCCTCAGGCCGTTGTCTCTGGCGGCTCCATCACCCTGGATGGTCCATCGCTAGTCGTCCATATCGGCCTCCCTATCACTGCGGAGATCGAGACGCTAGATATCACCATGCAGAACCAGCAGGCGTTCCTCGGCAACAAGAAGCGCATCAACCAGCTTGTCGTGCTGCTTGAGCAGAGTCGCGGCTTTTGGGCCGGCGCTCGGAGTGATCGTCTTAGGGCTGCGAGCGGTTGGGAATACAAGCAGCGTGCGACGGAGAACTACGGCGATCCTATCGAACTGAAGACCGGCAAGGCTGAGATCAGCATCAGTACAGACTGGACGGACGACGGACGGATCTTCATCCGCCAGAGCGATCCGCTGCCCATCACCATCTTGGGAGTGTTGCCGAATGTCCAGGCCGGGGGCTGAGCTTAGGCCTGTCGACGAACAGGTGATTGCGCACGTCGTGGCCAACGTTCGCGAGGCCGACCGGCTTGAGTTCGAGGCTATCCGTGGCGTTGATGTAGAGCAGGAGTTGCGCAACGCCCTGGAGCAAAGCGAAGAAGCCTTTGTTCTGGTTAGTCGCGGTGAGCCTGTCGTCATCTTCGGGTGCATCCGATACGACGACCGAATCGGCGTACCCTGGATGATCAGCACGCATGCCGTTACCAGGCATCGCGCAGCTTTCCTCCAGGAGTGCAGAGATCAGATTGGCCGCATGCGTCAACGCTACGCGGCTCTCATCAATTACACCGACGCCAGATATGGGCAGGCCCTGCGCTGGATGCAGTGGCTCGGCTTCGACATGCTCGATGCTGTCGAGTACGGCGTAAACGGTGAACTTTTCCACCCATTCACTATGCGAGGCGAACTATGGGCGCAGCATTAGCGGCAGGCGCTGCCGGAGCTGGCGGGCTGCTGAATGCCTATTCGCAGATTCAGCAGGGCAAGGATGCTGTACGCACCGCGAACCGACAGCAGGCCTATCTAAATCGCCAGGCACGTCAGGTGCTGGACCAAGGCGAATTCGAAGACGCTCAATTGTACGAACAGGGGCGGCAGATCGTTGGCGCCCAACGTGCCGGGTTCGCGGCTAACGGCGTAGACGTGAACAGCGGAAGCGCGTCCCGTGTTCAAGAGTCGACGATGAATCAGGTTGCCATGGATGCGGAGCAGGTCAGGCGCAACGCATTCAACCAGGCGTTTGGTCTGGTCACGCAGGGTAACGAAGGGATTCGCCAGGCTCGCGCTGACTATCGCACTCGTCGCCTGAATGCCTTCAGTTCTCTTCTCACTGGCGGCTCTCAAGCCTACGGCAACTACAGGGCGCTTTCCTGATGGCAGCACAGATCCCGCAATATCGGCGCAGGGTAGACCCTGACGTCGCACAGGCGCCCCGCGCGCTTGGCCAGAGCGTTGATGCGTCAGGCCTGGCCCAAGGCATTAACTCTGCGGTAAACGCCTTCGTGCAGGTCCAGCGGCAGGAGATCGAGGACGCGAACCGTACCGCTGTCCTTGAGGCTGACAATGGGCTTGGCGCGTGGGAAAACGACACGCTCTTTAACCCGGAGTCCGGCGCTTTCACGAAGAAAGGGCGGGGCGCCCTGAACATTACTCAGTCGACCCTGGAGTCGTTCGACAAGCAGCGCGAACAGATTTCCGCGAATCTGGCGAATGAGAGCCAGCGTGAGATGTTCAACCAGGCGGCATTGCGTCGCCGCGAAGGTCTACAGGCAAAGCTCGGACAGTACGAGTTCCGTGAGCAACAGGTCTACAAGGATGAGGTCGATAAGTCCTCAATCCAACTGGCAATGGACACTGCTGCGCTGAACTACAACGACCCGCAGTCTATCGAGCAGAACCGCGCCAAGATGGATGCTGTGATCCAGATGCGTGGCGCCCGCATGGGATGGTCCCCTGAAGAGATGGAGAACCAGCGGCGCCAGGCTAACAGTTCGCTGTCGCAGGCCGTTATCCAGCGCATGCTGATCGACTCGCCGCAGAAGGCGCGAGCCTACTACGACCAGTTCAAGACGGGCATGTCTGCCGAAGACCAGATCCGTGCCAGCAATGGCATTGATCAGGCGTTCCGTCGCCAGGAGGCGGAGGCGCGTCAACGTATGGTTGAGCAGCGTCAGCTTCAGGCAATTGCCAGGTCTGAACTCAGTAGCCGTGTACAGGATGCCCAGGCCGCATACCTACAGGGCTTCGATTACGCAGATCCTCCTTCGTTGGCAGACTTCAAGAATGCCTATGGGGATCGTGCCCAGGAGCAGTGGGATTCGTTCCGCAAGGTTCAGGAAGTGGCCCCGGCTATCCGAGAGTTTGCTACTGCTGATCCGGCTGAGCGAGAGGCCATTCTTAGCCGCTTCCAGCCAACTACTGATGGCGTGGCTAATGAAGGCTTCCGCGAGGATAACCAGCTCTACCAGCGCCTATTGACTGTCGGCACTGCTCTGATGAAGAAGCAGCAGCAAGACCCGGCCGCCTATGTGGCTCAGTACAGTCCTGCCGTGCGTCAGGCCCTGGTGACCGCGCAGGAGCAAAACACGCCTGAGGCATACGAGGCCTACGCGAACGCCGCTATTGCTGAGCAGCAACGCCTCGGCGTTCAGAACATCAAGATTCTCCCTGATGCGCTGGCCAACCAGTTCGCTGCGGACTTCAACAAGCGCATCGCATCAGGGGAGGGCGATACCGCCGCTCAACTGATCGAGCAATACCAGGCGCAATGGGGCAAGAACTTCGGGTCTGTGATCCGTCAGCTTGGCTCCAAGCTTCCTGCTGAGGCCCAAGTGATCGCAACCGGTCTGCCGAAGGATGTGGCCGAGCGCATGGCAAGCGTTGCTCCGCTGAAGGAAGGCGACCTTAAGAAGGCTATGGAAGATGGTCAACTGAAGGAGATCCAGCAGGCTGTCCAGTCGGAGATGTCCGATTTCGCTGCAACCCTGATGGGCCAGTCTGGCGGCCTCAATACCTTCAACACCATGTATCAAGCGGCGGTTAAGACTGCATCTGCATACGTTCTGCAGGGCGAGAAACCGGCCAAGGCTGCACAGCGCGTTGTGGCCGGGATGGCTGGTGACAAATACGACCTGTTCGGCACCTACCGCGTACCAAAGGAACTGGACACCAGCGCAGTCAGCCGTGGTGCCGATGTGGCTCTGGAGAACCTGAAGCCAGACGATCTGATGCCCCTTCCTGGCATCCCGGGCGTAGAAGAGTCCGAGAACATCCGGCAACTGCACTCGGCGGTTATCGACAACGGCCAGTGGGTAACGAATGGTGATGAGACAGGCTTGAGCCTCACGCTAAACGGCTACCGAGTCCTTGGGAAGGATGGCAAGCCGATCACCAGGACTTGGAGCGAACTGCAAGAACAGGGCACCAAGGCTCCCGCCCAATATCGCGTTGCACCTCTTGGAATCGTTCCATGACGATCTACACACAGGATGCTCCTGCGCTTGACCGGCGCACTCTGCTGGACATTCCGGCAGACACTGGTGATGTGTTCGGGGCTGCGTTTGAGTCCGCGTTCTCGACTAACCCCTCATCCTCCATTGTGCGCATGGAGGAGTTGAGACAGGCAGAAGAGGGCAGAGGGTTCACTAACGACAGTGATTCAATCGTAGTTCAGCCTCGTCTGGAACCTGACACCCCTCTGCTGAGCGCTGAGGATGCTAGAGCGCGCGTCGCCGAGTCTGGTCTGGATATCAAGGTTCCAGATCAAGGGATCAGGCAAGGGGCGCTCGAGATCCTGATTGACCGGCACCGTGCCCAAGCGGCACGCCAGCAGATCATGGCTCGGGCCGGATCAGGCACCATGCCGGCACAGATCGCCGCATCGCTGGGCGCCTCTCTGCTGGACCCGCTGAACATCGCATCGGCATTCGTGCCGGTGGTTGGCGAGGCTCGCTATGCCAACCTGCTGGCCAGGGCAGCGTCTCCGCTTGGTCGGGCAGGTGTACGGGCTGGCGTAGGTGCATTGGAAGGCGCGGTCGGTGCTGCAATCATTGAGCCGTTACCTCTGCTTGCAGCGGCTCAGGACCAAACGGACTACGGGCTTTCCGATTCACTGGCCAACATCGCGCTTGGCGGTCTGCTTGGTGGTGGGCTGCATACCGTGGGAGGCGCTATCTCTGATGCGCTGAAGCGTCGTGTGGTTAGCGAGCTGGATACTCAGCCATCTGTAGCTGCTGCCATCCGTCCCGAACCTACGGCGCGTCGTCAGATCGACTACGGGCGTCTCTTTGATGACGACCCAGATGTTGCGCTTCGGCAGTCACTCGCGCGCGGCCTTGAGGCAGACCAGGCGAATCTTTACCAGGCAGCACGCAGCCAGGCCATCGAAGAGATTCGACCATCCCTTGTGTCCGAGCGCGTGGGCAACGTTGCAGACCTCCGGGCTGAGTTGACCCGCCTTGAAGCTAGGGCGCAGGAGTTGCCAGACACGTTCAAGGCTCGAGCAAAGGAATTCCAGGGGCCGAGGGTCAGTCGCAAGCAGGCCGAGCGTATGGCGCGAGACGCCATCGCAACCGAGGGCGAACAGATATCGGTACGGCGCGAACAGATCAACGCAGAACTTGAGCGTAACCGTTCTGGTGAGATGGCGCGTCAGGACATTGCGGCACTCAACCGTGGCGAAGTACCGGAACGCCTTGCCGGTCGCGTAGAGGCACGGGCTTCGCAGATCATGGAAGGTTACCGCCAGCGCCCACTCGGGGCGGCGGTAAAAACTGCCCGTCAGGTTGCTGAGGAGTCCGACTGGACGATCCGCGATGCCGCGTTGCGTACTGCGGTTAGCCAGGCAATGACTGGCCGCGATATCGCTGTAGCCGATCTGTTCGACTTGCAGAACCCTGCCAAAGCAGCCCAGGCGATGGACAATCTTCGCCGCCCGCAAGAGCGCAGGGTTGACCCTGAAGGCGCAGCCGAAAGCCGTCGGATAGACGAGCTGAAGTCGACGGATGATCTTGAGGACGCTCGCCAGGCCTTGGCAGATGACGAGGCGCTATCCCGCGAGATCCTTGATCAGTTGCCAGAGGATCAGCGGGCCATGGTAGAGGCGATGGGGCGAGAAGAGTTCGCCCTGGCTGATGCCGAGGCCGCGAAGGCTGAGAAGTATTCCAAGGCCTATCGGGCTGCTGCACTTTGTGAGATTGGGAGAGGTTGATGGCGACTACGCTACCGGCAGGAATCAGTCCTTGCGCTGATGCAGTAAGAGCAGCCGCAGGGGATATGGAGGCAACGGAGATTCAGGAAATCTTCCAGTTGCTGCGTGGACGCACCCAGGAGATTCTCGCGAGGGAAGGGGCATACAGTACCGAGCAGGCTGCAATGCGGGCAGCCGATGAACTAGCTCGCCAGGCTGAGCATGCCGCGATCATTGAGCGACGTAACGCTCTGCTGAATGTGCGGGCCAGAGCGCAGCTAGTCAGCTTTGTACGCAACACCTTTGCCGACCGTCCAGACCTTGGCGTTGAGTCTTTCTTGGTTGGGACAAACGTTGCGCGAAAGGGTGCACGCCTCTCCGTTGCGGCAGAACAGAAGGCACTCGGCGATGCGTACATTGGCGGGATGCTGAATGACCTGGAGCGAGGTGATCTGGTTGGCATCCTTGCTCGGGGAGACTCCGACCAAGACATCGCGGATGCTCTTTGGCGAATTGGAAATGACCAGGATGTTTCGGACCTGAACCATCAGGTGGTCGAAATCGCACAGATCATCCAGCGATACCAAGAGGCGGCCCGCCTCGATGCCAACCGCGCCGGCGCCAGTATTGGCCGCATCCCCGGCTACATCGCCCGGCAGAGCCATGATAGCGAGAAGATCGGCGCAGCCGGCTTCGATCAGTGGCTTTCCGATATTCTCCCGCGACTTGATCCGCGCACCTTTGATGGAGTGACGGATGTGAATGGGTACATGCGCGGGATCTACGATGGGCTGGTGTCTGGTGACCATCTGCGCGCCCAGGGAGATGCTCGGCCAAATGGCTTCCGTGGTCCTGCAAACCTTGCGCGTAAGATGAGCCAGGAGCGCGTTCTACACTTCCGCGACGGGATCGGCTGGCACGAATACAACCGGCTCTATGGGACCGGCAACCTGCGCGAGGCGGTATTGCGCGGGCTTGACCTGTCAGGGCAAAACACCGCCCTTATGCGCCGGCTTGGCACCAATCCGGAAGCCAACCTAAACATGGCTCTGGATGTGATCAAGGAAGACGTCCGCAGTTCCGGTGATCCGCAGGCCTTGGCGAACTTCAACACCGCTCGAGAAGGAATGATCCGCAACCGATTCCGCGAGGTTAGTGGCCAGACTCGAATCCCCGGTAACGCTGCTGCCGCACGCATCGCTGCAAACGTGCGTGCCTGGCAGTCGATTTCCAAGCTCGGTGGCGCCCTGCTGTCATCGTTTACCGACCTTCCGGTTGCGGCCAGCGAGATGAGGTATCAGGGCCGTTCGTTCTTGGGCAGCCTGTCAGAAATGGCAACCGGTCTGCTGAAGGGCCGGGGCAGCCGTGAACAACGAGAGATCCTTTCCAGCTTCGGCGTCTATGCGGATTCCATGCGCGGCGAGATCATGCGCCGGTTCTCTGCTGATGATTCGATGGGTGGCCGCATGTCCCGAGGCATGAGCCACTTCTTCAGGCTCAACGGTCTGTCGTGGTGGACTGATGCGAACAAGGCCAGCGCCGGCCTGATGATGTCTCATAACCTGGCGCAGAGTCGCCGCCAAGCCTGGGGATCATTGAATCCTGATCTGCGGCGCGCACTGAGCCTGTACGACCTTGATGCTGGCAAGTGGGATTTGCTCCGCGAGATGGATACTCGAATGGCTGACGGTCGGGACTACATGACCCCGGACGGTGTTGCGGATATCACCGATGAACGCATTGCCCAGTATCTCGGAGATCAAGATCGGCCTGTCTCTCCCGGCGCTATTCGTGAAACCCGGCAGGATCTAGAGCGAAGCCTGCGTGCATACATCAATGATCGCGTGACCTATGCCGTGCTTGAGCCAGATGCGCGCACTCGCTCGATCATGAACCAAGGGACTCAGCCAGGGACCGTTCCAGGGGATCTCCTGCGGTTCGTCACGCAGTTCAAGAGTTTCCCTGCCGCGTACATGCAAAAGACCTTAGGTCGCGAACTGTACGGGCGTGGCTATACGCCTGCCGGTCTGGGTGAGAACTTCCGTGGTGGACGTGACCTGATCCGCGCTCTGCGCAACGGCAACGGAGAACGCTTGGCGCTTGCGCAACTTGTGCTATGGACAACGGCGTTCGGCTATCTCTCGATGGCATCTAAGGATGTTGCTAAAGGTCGTGAGCCTAGAAATCCTGATGACTATAAGACCTGGGTTGCTGCAATGGCCCAGGGCGGAGGCCTTGGGATCTTCGGTGACTATCTGTTTGGCGAGGCCAATCGGTTCGGCAACTCTGCTCTGGAAAGCGCTGCCGGGCCGACGCTTAGCACTACTGCTGACCTGATGAACCTGTGGGCCAGAGCGAAAGAAGGAGAGGACACAGCCGCATCACTTCTCCGTATCGCACAGAACAACACTCCGTTCCTGAACCTGTTCTATAGCCGCATCGTGCTCGACCATCTGCTGTTCTACTCAATCCAGGAGGCCCTAAACCCTGGCTCGTTGCGAAGGACAGAGCAGCGCATCCAGAAAGAAAACGATCAGCAATTCCTGATCCGCCCATCTCAAAGCTACATCGATACAGCCGGCGCCATCCTTAACTAACCAATACAACAGCCAGAGAACCCCGCCTAGTGCGGGGTTTTCGCATTTCTGGAGCATCAAAAATTGACCGTCGAAACTACTGATAGCATTGTTGAGTACACAGGTAACGGGGTGACCACGGCATTCCCTGTTCCGTTTGAGTTCCCGGCTAACGAGGATCTTGTTGTTACGCAGGTATACAACGATGTGTCGACGGTCCTTGTGCTTGGTACGGACTATCTCGTTGTCGGTGCAGGCGCTCAGGCTGGCGGTGCTGTTATCACCACTGTGGCTCCGCCAATCGGCGCAGTGATCAACATCTCAAGGGAACTTGAGGCGCTTCAAAAAACCGACCTGAGAAACCAGGGCAGGTATTTTGCTGAAACACACGAAAGCGTGTTTGACTACCTGACGATGCTGATTCAGCAAGGTTTCTCCGGCCTGTCCCGTGCGCTGCGTCGGCCCCTCGGCAAAGACTACTTCGACGCGGAAGGACGGAGGATTGCCAATGTTGCAAATCCTTCCGAGAACCAAGATGCAGCAAATAAGCAATGGACAGAGCAGTATGTGGGCAGTGTCGTAGGAGGGATTCAGGGCCCTATCAATAATGCCGCCAATATCCTCTATCTTTATCCGGACGGCACACCCCACGTTGTGCAGGATCTGTCTGGAATCAGTGGCGCTTTTGGAATAGGCGCACCACATGGTACGGTTGGTGACTATATTCCAGCAAGGAGACCATTAAGTACATTTGGCGTAAAGGCTGACGGATTTACAGATGATTCAGATGCTCTAGAGCAGGCAATACTTTCGGGATTGCCTCTTGATTTTGGAAGCGGCCAGATACGAGTCACTAGGGCATTAGGGAGCCAGGCAACCATCCCTGCCGCCATCGACTGGAAATCCAGTGGTGCAAAGATTTTTATGGATTCATCTACCATCAAGGAGTCTGTTCTCTATTTTTCCGTATTGCCACTTGATCATCGAATCGAAGGCCCGCTGTTTATTGATGGCGCATCCAAAGCCTTTGCTGGAATCTATCTCCGCAACAACTCGGCAGATTTCTATCCGCTAGGCTATGGAACCATGTTTGCCAGCGACCTACGTGTTGAAAACATACGGAGGGCGGATGCTACCTATGCAAATGGAGACGGTATCCTAATTCGTGGGGGGTTTACCAGCGTCACCTTGATTCGCCCAATTGTGCGAAATGTTGTACTTGCGCCTGGTGCTGGAATTCCAGGAATGGTCGGTGTGTCCGGAATTGCTGTGTTCGGAAACAGTGACGGCATTGGATATCCAAGAACCGTTACAATTGTTGATCCATACATTGAAAATGTCAGCAGCGAAGACCCATCTTATCAGGATGATATGGATGGTATACGAGTCTTCGGGCCGCATGCAGTTACTTCAGGTACAAATGCTATAGACAGTACGTTTACTATTACGCGAGGGGTCTTTAGGAACTGCTATGGTCGCAGCATCAAATCCCAAATGACAACCGGCCAGGTTATTGGTGGTAAGTTTATTCGAACAACTGGCCCTGCGTCTGGAGTAGGTAATGAGGAGATTTCATTCCAACAGGGTGCCGGCTATGTCGAGGACGTTGTGTGCCTTTACTACGGTGGTAACGTTCCGAGCACGGTTATAAACGGCGGTGAAGGAACTGTAGAGCGCAAAAGGCCATCCCTTAAGGTAAAGGGTGTATATGTAGCTAACCACTCTAACCCAGCAATTCCGCAGGTTATACAGACGTTCTCTCCGGGGGTGAGTACCGGCCTGGTATCCGTTGAGGATGTTGAGGTGCAAGGTCCAGTTGACCGGCTAGTAGAATATCTGGTGAACGGTGATCTTAATGCGCTAAAGGTCGCTAACGTGAGCGTAGACGGGCTCACCACTGAGCTGATCAGAGCAAAGAGCAGTGGTTCATCCACTCCGCTTGGCGCAAAGGTGTACGCAGAAAACTGTATAAATACCGGATCATTACGGCCAATTCTCACCCATCGCGTAGCCGGAAATGCTGTGGTTGTAGAGCTAAGCGAATACGGATGCGTCGGATTTACCAGAAATGGATCTGCTGATACATCACTGGTGAATCCGGGGAGTGTTATGCGTCCATATGCAATCGCAGGCGAAGGGCAGTCTGTCGGCGGCAGCATGCGTGTTCAGTCTGTAAGCATCCCCGCTGGCGCTGTAGGTCAGATTCAGGGGCATGGCGTGAATAATGGCGTCTGCTTTGCGATTATATCTATAAATAGAAACGCATCATCTCAGGGGGCTGTATCTATATCAGCAACTGGAGTTGTAGCGCTAGCGGTGGGCTCTGATATCACTGTTGGAACCACGTCAGAGCCAGCCAGCGGTCTTTTTAGGGTATGGGCGCAAGCTTCTGGGGCAGGAGCAATTAACATAAGAAATGGAGATACATCGACCAGAGCTGTTACTGTCGTAAGTTTTGGTTAATTTAAATATGGTCGCCTCTTGCTTGAGGCGACCTATTAATTATCGAAATGTAATTTCTTTTATTTCTTTTGTTAGCCTGTCGAATTCTATTTTTGTGAACTTTGAATTTAATTTGGCGGTATGCTCAGTTGGGCTGCTTTTAACAGTAGTATCTCTCCATGATTTTAAGTCGTCACTTTGGCTTATCTTGAATTTTGATCCAGTGTAGCCCGCAGCCTTAATTGCTATTTCTTTCATGCCGCTTGAAGGGATGATCATCCATCCGTCGCAGTGTACAGGCATTGAAGTGCTGTCATTGTTGTCCAATGCATCATAGAATGTGTAGGTAACCTCTCTGCTACCAGAGATAGGAACAGGCCTGTAGTTGCACTGGTTAACTACCGTAGAAAGACCAAATTCTTTCTTTATGGGCATAATAGATGCAAGCGCAACAATTCTGTACCCTTTCTCTATTTCTATCTCTATTTTATCTGCCTTTACTGGCGACTTAAAAAGTATGTCATCCCATAGTTTTTCATTATTCTTTATCTTTACGACTGACACATTTTTTCCTTTGAGCTTCGCCTTTACTGTGAAATCATAAGGCCGGCGCTCCAAGTCAAGAGAGTCAAAAGCAATACCTTTGTAGATTTCCGGGTGTTCTGGCTCTATAGTGAAAGTTGCTGGGAACTCATTTGCCGTCCAGGCGGAGCCGCCCATAAGGGCCTTTGCTCTTTCAGGGCCATTTGTTTTTGCATTTACAGAGTAAGATGCGCTGTATCTATCTGTATTTTTCTCGTATGACTGGAAATGCATTGCCCATTTCAGGAAAATTGGATCGTTAAAGTGTTCGTACAGCCAAAGCATTTGCTCGACATGAAGAGAGTTGTAGCCGCCTCGCTCTGCCATTCTGCGCTTATCGGTAGGCATGTCCATTGAGTACAGAGATATAAATCCGTCATCAAACTTCGATATGTCTCTCTTTACGGCAGCTACAGCCTTATCAATAAGTGCTTTCCATTCAGGATTTCTCGTAATTTCATATATGTCAATTATGCCTGTTAGTCCTGTAATGTGGCCGTTGAGTATCTTGTAGCTTCGGCCATTATGATCAGGGGCTTCTTCTATCCATGTCACCCCGTCTTCATAAGTTACAACCCCACCATCCTTAATCTCTCTTTGATAGGTTTCCATAGCCTCATCTGCAATTAGCTTGTATTCAGCTTTTTTGCTGACTGCATATGCCCTGTAGAGGACACCCGCAATTCGAGCTTGACCTATTCCAGATATCCAGCCAGGGTCTAAGTCAAAATGGTCGTTGTGAAATGGGTATGGCCATACTGCCATTCCTTGTCGTATCTCGGCAGAATCTACGTACCAGTCAGCAACAGTTAGAAATCTCTTCTTTAAATCGCTGTCTGTGCATCCGGTATTAATCCAGTCTCTATACAGTGCGTTTGCGTAGTTGGAGTTGAAATATGGGTTGGCCCATTTCCCTAGGCCGCCATAGCTTTCTCCATAGTCAAACAGAGCTATTCCATCTTTGCTGATTGAGAATTTTCCAGATGTTGCATATTGATCCGCACTTGCGTGTGGTGTTCTTGGCGCAGCACCAATTGACGGGCAGTATGTTTTGCTGCCTGATGATTCTGCAAAAGAGTTAAATGTTGTTATTATTAAAATCGAGAAAACTATTCTAGTTGCCAGTCCGTTCAT